GTAGATCCGGTCCACGAATCGCATGAACTGGTTCTGCCACTTCTGGTGGTCCTGGAGGCCGGGGATATCCAGGTCGCGAGAGGAGTTCTGCTCGTTCTGGTTCTTCAGGATCCCGCGGATCTGGAGTCTCTGCATCTTGCTGATGCTGTCGACGATCAGCCAGTCCTCCGGGCCGAGGACCTCGTCTGCCTTCTTAAGACCGGCGATGCAGTAGTCCCAGTTCTTAGCCCGCATCAGACGGGCCTTACTGCCGGATCGCTTAGCTGCCACCACGCCGGATTCCGTGCTAAGGAATGTAGCGTTAGGGGTGCCCCCGACGAGAGTAGTCTTGCCATGCCCGGATGGCCCGTACATCAGGATGTTGATGGACTCGTTGTGGGAGGCCAGCTCCCCGATCTCTATCTCGACCTCGGCGGCCTCGTAGCCACCTGGCTCATCACGCTGCTCGGTCGCAGCCCCGCTCCTGGCTCGTGGCTTCCGGGCTCCCCTACGAGTTGCTGGTGGCATCGCTTCCCTTTCCAGGCCAGATGACGCGGCCGATCCCGGCGGCCGAGATCAGCTTATCGCAGTTGTAACAGGGCTTGCAGGTGCTGTACAAGCTTGCGTGAAGAAGCCGGCCACGCGGAGAGGCTAGTATAGCGGCGGCCTCCGCATGAACCGCTATACAGGTACCTGGACCCTGGTCATACGAGGCAACGTTCGACTCGACATCTGATGTGGCACGCGGACAGTCACCTATCAGACAGGACATTGCCGGGAAAGCTGAGTGGTTCCATCCGGCCCCGAGAATACGGCGATCGAGGCTGACAATCACCGAGCCTACCTGGCGCCGGGAGCACTCGCCCATAGACGAGACAGCAGAGGCGATGCTGAGACCCCAGGTATCAACATCAGGGATGTTTACCGGCGGTATATCCGGGTCGGGTATCCTGCCCTGAGCGTCCTGCATATGGATGTACCCCTCGGTCCAGGTACGCTTCAGGGCATCCAGGATAACTTCCTGGTCGTGCTGAAGAGGGACGGCCACCCTCCCCATGATAAGGGCCATTGCGGCACCGACAGCGTTGTCCTTGTTCATACCTCTACCTTACTCGCTAGCGCTCTTCTCGCGATACCGCTCGTAGGGATCAGATACCGCATACTCAGCCCTGGCGAACTCCTTGTAGGAATCTCCGCCGCGCTGGTGCATCTTGCACATGGTGAAGAAGTCGCACCAAGTACAATCCTTTGTCCGTACCTTCCGGACAGGCTGGGTCCCATCCCGCATAGCATTCATGTAGGTGACGTCGTCGGCCAGGGACTGCATCTCTGTCCGCAGTTCTTCCTGCGACCGCTCTACCGTCGTTCGGACGAACGGGGTGGTCGGCTGCTTCTTGCTTACCGATCCATCCATGTTCAGATAGGCACCGCCAGCGTTCCGGGGTCGGGGATCCTCGCGAGCCTTGCGCAGGAAGTTGTAGACGATGCCGTTGATCTTCTGGTCAGGCTTCAGCCAGCCTTTCGACTGGCCGATCTGGGTAGCCACCGCCCAGTACGATCCGGCCTGCGGATCAAGGTCGAGATACGACAGCTGGATCTGGCTCGCGGTCTTGTGGTCCACGAGGTAGATCTGCCCGTCGTCCTGATCCTGCTCTACCGCGTCGAACGTGGAGTTGAAGTAGGCGACCGGCGTACCGTTGCTCTTGACCTTGATGCGGAATGGCTGCTCGACAGCCAGTATCTTCCACTGAGGGTCCTCGCCGTATACCTTGATGTAGTGCTCCAGCATGTCGATACCGAGCACGCGGGCGTCCTCGTACTTGGGCTCGTCGTACCAATCGCTGTCGCGCTCAGCGAAGCTGGCTCGCACGTGTCGGATCTCGTCACCACACCACGCGGCGAACGTCTCGGCCGGGTGCGGCCCGCGCTGTAGCCCCTTGCCATACCATTCAGCCAGGGCAATGTGAACGCCAATTCCAAACCACCGCGCATCTGCGTTCTCGCGACGCGGGGTCAGGCCTTCTCGGAAGCGCCACCACCAGAGTTGCGGGCAGCGGCCGAGCGCGTAGCGCTCGCTAGTCGTAACGGTAGGCAGCAGCTCAGCTGCCATCAGAGCGCCTTGCCGCCGTGCCGGTACTCACGGGTCCAGTTATAGGACATGACGCGCCGGATCTCGTAGTCCAGGTCGATGTCGTACAGGTTGGCGGTATCGATCAGGCGGATAAGGACATCCGCAAACTCCGGGCCGACACCGATCGGCTTGCCGTCCTCGCGTGTTTCAGACCAGCGGGCTACCCGCCATTCCTCCAGCGCCTCGCTGACTTCGCTGTGAAGCATGGCTATGTGGGCCGGGAACGCTAGGCCGGTACGGTCAGCCTCAGCCTCGGGGTCGCGCCATCCCTTGTCGACCAGGAGCATCTCGATCTCCTCGAGAAGGTCGGGGTTGACCAGGGGTGCCAGATCGCTGTGGTCCTCGTCGGGGTGAACGCAGATAGTCCAGGTCATCTTCTCCTGGTCCCAGGCGGCCTCGTACTTACCCGGCGGGAGGTCCATGTCGGTGAACGACTTCAGAAACGCATTGTGCTCTTGACTGATCTCAGCCTGGATCAGCTCGGCATCGCTCATAGCGGCGAGCCTATCTGCATCAGGGGTTGTACTCATGGTCGGTGCCTTTCGCCTGGGTATTCAGCTAGCGGGGATCTCGGGCTTCGAACCCTACCGGAAGGACGGCCTAGTGCGCACTAGATCCCCAGTGCCTCCCAGGTTGCAGGCCCCGGGAGTCCTCCATCGTAGCGGCGGTCGGATTCGAACCGACGATCTCTGGCTTATGAGGCCAGCGGGAACAACCGAGCTTCCCCACGCCGCTATGGTCCGCCAGCGCGCCGGGGGCGGGACCCCGCTCGCTGGCGGACGTCTGTGCTAGCCGGTGATGTTGCCGGCCGCCGGGGTCTGGCCGCTGCCGTTGAAGTCGGCGTCGGTCCAGTGCTGGTGCTGCGTGACGGGCACCCTGATCCTGGTGGTGTACGCGACGCTCTTCAGCACCCAGTGGTTGTGGACCCGCACGAAGACCAGCCGGTGGCGGATGACGGTCACGGTCTTGATGTGCGTAACCGTGGCCGAGTAGCCGTAGCTGAAGGTGCCCTCGTTCAGGCCGGTCACCGTTCCGGCGGGGAACGCCAGCTCAGGCCACGTCGGGGACGGGTCGTTGCTGCCGAACACGAAGTGCGGGACGGACGAGGCGCTCGGAAGGGCCGTGGCGTAGAAGGTGCCGAAGCCACCGCTGCCAGCCATCGGGCCGGAGAGCGAGCGGGACGGCAGCTTCGTACCGGTGAACGGGGCGCCCTGGTTCGGGGTGAACGCGCCGGGGTAGGTGTAGAACTTGCCGGAGTCGGACAGCGATGCAGTGAACGAGTAGCACGGCAGGGTGTTCAGCGTGCCGCAGCTCGCGAGCGAGGCCGGGCCGGTCTTGTGGATGGTCAGCGTCCGGATGAAGAAGTCGCTGGCCCAGTTGCCGTTCCCGCCCGAGTCCGGGCGGTTGAACACCTGGGTGTGGGCGACGACCGTGCTCCCGAACGGGGCCGGATGCGGATGAGCGACAGAGGCACTGGCGGCCCCGGCCGAGAGAAGAGCGCCAGCGACCCCAGTGGCCGCGACGAGAGAGAGCTTGCTGAACATTCTGTCCCCTTGAGGTAGGAAGCGGAGCCGCCCCTCCTGAGCGGCTCCGCTCCATACGATACTACGGATCGTACGACTCCACTACCCTTACGATCCGGTAGTGATCCCGAACGCCGAGCCGGTACCCGGCAGGGCCGGGTTGTTGATCAGCGTCAGCGGGTTGGCGATGGTCGGAGCGGTACCGCTGTTCGTGGCCTCGGTCTCGTCCAGCGCGAACGCGTCGAACGTGACCCGTGCGCCGCCGATGGTCTTCACGTTCACGCCGCTCGGCTCGGTCACGCCGTTACGGCTGACCGTGACCTCAGCGTGCGAGATGGGCAGGTTATTGCCGGTGGCGTTCAGCGCGCCGACGAACGGGGCGTTGAAGTCAGTCCCGATGCCACCGAAGATCCTGGACAGCACGGCAGTGTTGTTCTCCGTCGGGCCGGCGATGAAGTTGATCCGGCTGAGCCTGGTGGACTGCCGGACCTCAGTGAAGTAGCAGCCGCCCGTGATGCTGGTGAACAGCGGGGTGCCGATAGGGGCGCCCAGCGTGGCGACCTGGGAGAGGCTGAACTGGGTCTTGAGGCTGCTCAGACTGCCGTTGGCGAACGGGGTGCCCGTGACCGCGTTGGTCTCGTTGGCATGCCCGGTCTCAAGGTAGTAGCCGGCAGGGCCGTTCACGCTGGCGGGCTCGTTGACCAGGGCCAGGACCACGGTCTCGCCACCGTTGACGTTGTCCTGGAGTCCCACCCCTACCGAGGTGGACGCGCCGGGGGCAACGCACAGGTTGGCGCGCTCGTCGTTGAACCGGACGCTGGAGGCCTGGATCTCGTAGCCGGACTCGATCTTGGTGTAGGCCGGGCCGTTGATCGGGCTGGCTGCAGATGCAAAAGCAGCCCCACCGGAGGCAATGAGCAATCCGGCAGAAGCTGCGGTGGCGAGGGCGAAGGCCCTCCGTACGATCTTGCTATTCATCGTGCTCCTCGTGTAGAGAGGCTGGGCAGCTAGCCCTAGGATTCCGCTGCTGCCCAGCCTCAGGTGGGGCGACCGGCCCGAGTCCGAGTACGGGTTGCCCTGCCGCTCTCAATCGCCCCTTGGGATCCCACGGCGCGAACTGGCAGGAACCAGGCAGGGGTTCACATTCCGGAGGAGGAGGTCGGGCACGCCCACTTCCCTAAGCGGCCGGAGCGCCTCGCCGGACTTGCTACCCTGCCTGGTTCCCGAGCTGCCTGCGTAGTCGAACCGACGCCACCCCGAGCACCGTCGGTCTTCCTCCCGAGTTCCGCAGGCAGCAGCTTCTAGTAGGGAGCCGCAGCCGCAGCCGCGACCCGGCCCCGGCGAGCGGGCTTGGCCGGCGCGGCCTCGGCGGCGGCGACCCGGCCCCGGCGAGCGGGCTTGGCCGGCGCGGCCTCGGGCTCCGGCGCGGCGGCGACCCGGCCCCGGCGAGCGGGCTTGGCCGGCGCGGCCTCGGGCTCCGGCTCCGGAGCGGCGGACTGGCGCTCCAGCTTCCGCTGCTCCCGGCGCTCGATGTTCATGTCCGAGGCCTGGAACTTCATCCGCAGGGTGCCGGCCAGGGCCACGATGCGCTCCGAGCTGGCCTTCCGGAAGGCGTTCTCGTCGCCGCCGTACACCTCCTCGACGATCCAGTCGGCGAAGTCGGCCATGGTGTCGGTGATGTTCTTGTCGGCGTAGACGGCGAAGTCCTCGGCCTCTTCCACGACCTCTTCGACCGGCGCGGCAGCGCGGGCAGTCCGGGGCATTGTTCTCTCCTTGTTCTGGCGGGTACTGTTCTTCGTTTCAGGTAGGCGCCCAGTATACCTGGTCTGGGGCACTGTCGCTACTCTTCTAGAAACTTTCCCAGAAGATTTCTTTTCGATAACGCAGCAGCTGATCACTCGGCGCTGCGTCTGGCATCGGGTCGGGTCTATCCCGTCCCAGCAGCTGAGCCACATACCGACCGTGACTCGGTTCCAGTAATACTTGTGGTGTCCGCAGCTAAGCGAGACGTCGTACCTTACGGGACCGGGCAACTCGGCATGCTCCTCATGTTTTTGCGGAATGGAACAGCGGGTATCATGCCCGTAGATATGGGACACGAGCTTGCCGCACTCCCAGCAGGTACTCACCTCGGCTCCTCGCGTATCCGAGGCAGGTTGCGGATCTTCTTGATCATGTCATCGATCTCGTCTAGTCGGAATACCATCTTGGCCGGCCCGTCTCCCATGAGCACAGCTACCGAGGCCTGGTGTGCGGCCTGAGACAGGATGTCTAGGGCAGTGCAAGCCTCTACCCTCTCCTTGTTCTCCTTGTAGCTAAGTGGTGGCTTACGCTTACCGGTAATGGCTGATCCGTTCCGTGTGCTCCCTGACCATCTGGTCGATGAAGTCTGCCCTGTAACGGCGCGAGCCACCTGGCGTGATGAAGAAGGCTTCCTTCGGAACCTTTCCGGCGTTGACCCAGCGCGTGAAGGTGACTCCTTCTACCCCGAACAGGGCGCCAGCCTCCCTGGCGTCATAAAGTCTCGGTGCTTCCATATCATTCACTGTTACTCCTATGGTACGCGCGGATATCGAAGCAGGGCTGATCGGCCCAGCGACACATCTCTCCAAGGATGATACAGGCAGGGAACTCGCAAGCCGGGTTGCCGCTCATGCGCTGGCCGATGGTCATGCCGTCAATGATGGCGGGCTCGCATTGACCACATACGCAGTCAGTCTTATCGACGTGCTCAATCTTGGTAGCCATTACGACAGAGCCTCCAGGATAAGGTTGCGGCTCTTTGGCTGGGCCGCCTGTAGTATACGACGCTTGTCGTCAGTCATTCCTGCCATCTTCTCGTCGATGGTCCCCAGGCTCATGAGCCGGTAGATGAATACGTTGTGGATCCGGCTTACACGATGGATGCGATCCTCGACCTGTGTAGCCTCGTCGCTAGTCCACGGGACATCAAGGAACACCATGTCGTCGGCGGCATCCAGGGTGATCGCCTCACCACCAGCCCGGCTGTTGATGATGGCTACGCGGGCCGGGTCCTTAGGATCAGCGAAGCGCCGGACCAGATCGGTGCGGCCTCGGTCGGTCGTGGCCCCGGTAAGGGTCAGCACCGGGGTCTTCAGTTCTTTCTCGATCGCCGCAGCAGTCAGACCGATAAGTCGGGAAAATGAAGAGGCAACAACGACCTTGCCGTCATTCCCCTCCCTTTCCAGTAGGAATTCGATCAGCCAGTCGATCTTGTTGCTCGGGAGCGCCGGGATCATCTGGTCGTCTTCCGTCATCCGCCCGTACGAGCAGGCGAACTGGCGCATCCGCGTCATCTCAGCTAGGTTGCCTACCGCCGTGATCGTGCCATCCTGGATAGAGGCGATAGCTAGCTTCCGCATGTCCTCGTACGCCCTAGCCTGGCGCGGGTCCATGTCCATAAAGACGCACTTCAGTCCCTCAGGCCGGTCGGGCGGCGTGTCCCCCATGTACAGCTTCGGCGGCAGGTCCTTGGCGACGTCCTCCTTCCTCCTCGCGAGGTAGTAGGGCGCCAGCGCCTGCCGGAACGCGACCTCGTCCTTCGGCTCGTGGTTGACAGTATTGCTGTACTCTCCCTCGTCAACACCGAAGTGCGTCTCAGCGAACTGCCAGAAAGACGGGAACGCTACCGGGTTGAGCCAGTTAAGGGTGCCCCAGGACTTCGCCAGCTTGGATCGGAACGGCGTCCCGCTCATGGCGATGGCTAGGCCATCCGCTTCCAGGACGCGCCGCAGATGCATAGCACCGTACCGTACCTGGGTGATGTTCTTGCTGTTGGTGTTGCTCGTACTTGCCAGGCTGTTGTGTGCCTCGTCGATGACGATAGCGTCCCAGGCTACATCGGTTAGGCTCGGCCACTCAGCTACGTCGTACAGATGCTGGTGCTCGTCCGGCTTCAGCTCGTCGACCGGTATCGGCTTCCGAGACTTCAGTACTTCCTTGCCACACTTCTTTACCGGGCCGTCGGGGCAGATCTCTGGGTTGATTCTCATCATCTCAGTGTTGATAATGAGCATATGCTGTCCACCGCGCTTGCTCGCGAACGAGAAGCGATTCATCACCTTCTGACGCTCTTCCCGGCTGCCCTGTGCCACGTAGGTCTCGATGGTGGGGGCCCACCGAGCTGTCTCAGACTGCCAGACGTTCCGGGTAGCGGTACGCGGGCACGCCACCAGGATCTTCTCGGCGCCATCCTCGAGGAGGGTAGCTAGGGTCTGAAGGGTCTTTCCCAGGCCGGGCTGGTCGCCTAGGAGAGAGTGCTGCGCCTCCCACATGAAGGCCGCGCCGATCGGCTGGTACTCCCGGTTCTGGATAGCCTTCCACAGATCCGGAGCCAGGTCAGGAACGCGCTCGAAGTCAAACTGGGTCTCACCGTTACGGATAGCCTCCAGCGCTGCCTCGCGAGTAAGAACCTGCCTGGCCCATTCAGCCAGTGAGGTCTTTACTCGGAGGTCAGCGCCGAAGACCTTCCGGAGGGTACGGCACGTGTCGATCGTCAGCGGAGCCGACCAGTCCTTCTTGGACTTGCGGAAGTTCGATCCGGGGATCTCGATCTTAACCCTGGCGGTCTGGTAGTCCGAGAACGGCTCAACCTGGATCAGGATCCGCTTGCCGTCAGTGCCCGCGTTGACGCTCATGTAACGAGTATACCCTCCGTAGTGCAGTATCGCTACCTATCCGGAACGCTCGGCGAACACCCCGATGATGAACGCAAGGAGAATCACCGCCGTCCAGTTCCAATCGTACTGTAGGAAGTGCCAGAGTGACAGGTAATGCATTCTTTCTCCTCCTACGCCTTAGAGCGGCCGGCCAGTGCGTCGAGCCTGGTGGCCACTGCCTCGGCCGCCGTGGTGAAGCGCTCCATCTGAG